CCTAAGGGAAATTGTTTGGCATCTGTTGCAGAACAGCAGTGAGAACATTGGCTTGATGTTTCTTGAAGAGAGTGTGCGTAAGACTAGCCTATCCATGATGAGCCTTGCTGCTGACACGCCTCTGCACCTGCCTACATCTGTGGTGTCTGATGCCATACGCAAGGACGCATTTGAAAAGACACTAGGCACTGGACGCTTGTACTTCTTTGATCACTTTGGTAGCACAGCCATTGAGAACATTGTTAATCGTGTGAAGTATATGGCTAAGGGACTAGGATGTAAGTATGTATTCCTAGACCACCTAAGCATCATCGTATCTAGTCAGGACAATGGTGATGAGCGTAAGGCCATTGATGAAATCATGACCAAGCTTCGCATGCTTGTGCAGGAAACTAACATTGCTTTAGTTATCGTTAGCCACCTCAAGCGTCCATCAGACAAGGGTCATGAAGAGGGAGCAGTCACTAGCTTAGCTCAGCTAAGGGGTAGTGCAGCCATTGCACAGCTTAGTGACATGGTGGTATCGCTTGAGAGGAACGGTCAGGCTGACGATCCCATTGAACGTAACACTACCAAGGTGAGGGTGTTGAAGAACAGATACAGTGGTCAGACTGGTCCTGCTTGCAGCTTGCTTTATAACAAAGACACTGGCAGAATGTTTGAGATTGATGATGCTATGGAAGGGATGATGCTATGAAACAGTGGGATGGTCTTGATGATTCCATCATTGGACAAGCTTCTGTATGGAATGGTAATGAGAGAGTGGAGGTCTTGGTCTAATATATTCTCTTCAACATTGAGGGTGCATACATAGGAAAGGACACACCTGTATTGGTGTGGCAGAGATATGACGAGTGATGGTGGTAAGGGACATACTCAGCGTCCCAAGTCAATAGCTGATGAAGAGTGGGCTACTAGGTGGAATGCCATCTTTGGTAAAGACTCATTAGAAGATTACAAACAATCGGTAGATGTTAACAATCTCCGACAAAATGATAAGGACAAGGACGATGATCTTCTTAGACATAGAGACAAACCTGAAACATGACACCATATGGTTGTGTGTTACTAAGCACAGTGTTACTGGTGAGATAAGACACTGGCGGGAAGCCGACAGCTTGCAGCAATACTTAGAGGGTGAGCAAGTGGTGGGCCACAACATCATTGGCTTTGACGCACCCATACTAAATAAGGTATGGGGTGTTGTCATTCCTGACAACACGTTGATGGATACATTGGTGATGTCACGGCTGTACAAACCTGACATTGAGGTGGTGCTTCCTAAGGAAGGCAAAGCCCCTACTCCCCACAGCTTAGAGGCATGGGGCTACCGCTTAGGCAGTCACAAGATTGGTTTCACTGACTTCGATGGTGGATGGACACAAGAGATGGCTACCTACTGTGAGCAGGATGTATTGCTGCTTGAGAAACTGTACAGTCATCTATCAACAGTGTTGATTAAGGAAGGCTTCTCCTTGCAGAGCATACAGCTTGAGCATGCGGTGGCACTGATCTGCCGTGGCATGGAAGACAATGGCTTCATGTTAGACATGGAGAAAGCTATGGTGTTGAACGCCACACTGAGTGGACGCATGTCTGACATTGAAGAGAGCATGCAGCAGGTGTTCCCTCCTATCGTGGAGCAGCGTATCTCAGAGAAGACAGGCAAGCAACTGAAGGATAAGATTACCGTTTTTAATCCCGGAAGTAGACAGCAAATTGCTGAGCGATTGGCAGGGCTTGGTGTTGTCTTTACAAAGAAGACAGACAAAGGCAATGTCATTGTGGATGAAGCTGTGCTTGAGAAGATAGACTTGCCTGAAGCTAAGCTTGTAGCTGAATACTTAATGATTCAAAAGCGTGTGGCTCAGATCAGTAGTTGGCTTGAGCTAGTAGGGGATGACGGACGGGTACATGGTAGGGTAACTACTAATGGTGCTGTCACTGGCAGAGCTACACACAGTAGCCCTAACATGGCACAAGTTCCTGCCGTGGGTAGTCCCTTTGGGGCTGAGTGCAGAGAGATGTGGCGTGTGCCTGTTGGGTATAAGCAGGTTGGTGTTGACCTGTCAGGCATTGAGCTTCGTTGCTTAGGTCACTACCTAAAGGATCAGGAATGGATTGATGAGTTGCTTAAGGGTGACATCCACTGGTTTAATGCACAGAGCTTTGGCTTGGTGGAGAAGGGTACTGTTAAGGACGATAACAATCCTGAGCACAAGAAAGCTAGGAACACTACCAAGACCCTGACATATGGCGTGTTGTATGGTGCAGGTGCTGCCAAAGCAGGATCGATTGTTGGTGGTAACAGTAGCAAAGGCAAGAAACTTATTGATAGTTTTATCAATAACACGCCCGGCCTAGCTGAGTTGAAGAAGAAGATATCTAAGCTGATGGCTAAGGGTCATCTCCCTGCACTGGATGGACGCAGGGTGTGGGTTAGATCTGAGCATGCAGCATTGAACACATTGCTACAAAGTGCAGGTGCTATCATTGCAAAACAATGGCTTATTGAATCAACAAAGCTGTTGCAAGAGAAGAGAATAAATGCTAAACTATTAGCGTTTGTTCATGACGAAACACAATGGGAAGTGCGAGAAGATCAGGCAGAGGAAGCAGCTAGGCTCATAGAGCAAGCAGCAACCAAGGCAGGTGAAGCTCTAGGTTTCCGTTGTCCAGTAGATGCCGAAGGAAAGATTGGCAACAACTGGCGTGAGTGCCACTGACGTTACTAGTGGGTTTTTATATTGGAGAAAATTATGAGTGAAGAAAAGAAAGCAATTAACACAACAAGGTGAATGACATGTCTGGTAAGTTCCAGTTGAACTTGTGCAACTTGTCTGATGCTGCTGTTGAAGCATTGGAAGAGATGGGCATCAGTGTTCAGACTGGTGAAGACAAGAAGGCTGACATGGGCAAGTACATCACTTGCAAATCAGAGAAGCCTATCCGTGTCTTTGACACAGAGAACGATGAGATTACTGAAGCAATCGGTAATGGCAGCAAAGCCAAAGCCTTGGTGTCTTCATACTCTTGGACATACAAGAACAAGAAAGGTGTTAGCCCTTCGTTGAAGAAGCTGGTCATCACTGACTTGGTTGAATATGCTGCAACAAGTGGCATCAGCGCAGACGATGAGGATGTGCTGTAAATGAAAGCCCTGTTCGATAGCGACATCTTCGCTTATCGAGCAGCATCTGCATGTGAGGACGAAGACGAAGCAACGGCACAGAGAACACTGGATCGTTTAATCGTTGATGTTCTCATGTGCGGTGTTGATAGCATCTATCCTGATTGCTTCGTGGATAGTTGGAGCATGCACCTAACAGGGAAGAACAACTTCCGATACAAGATAGCAACCACTGTACCCTACAAAGGTAACAGAGTTGATAAGCCTAAGCCTAAGCATCTAGCTTTCCTTAGAGACTACCTAGTAAAAGAATGGGGTGCTTCTATATCTGAAGGGCAAGAAGCTGATGACACCATTGCCATTGAAGCTACAAAGCTTGGTGACAATTGTGTCATTGTGTCT